CCTCGGCAATATTTTCAACGTTCTTTGTCACTCTGTTAGTTCAGTTTGCAACTTCAAATATAAATTGCGTGCTAGGTTTGCAATGTTAACAATGTTATGATTAAGGCCCGCGTCAACGATTCTATGCTTCACGCTTACCGCTGAATTATAGCGGATTGTGTAGTAAACAATTTGCTTATGCTCCCTGCGGTCCGCATTGACTTGCTCGCTGCCGCTTTCCTGTTCTACGCGCTGAGCCCAAGCCGTTGCATATTCGGTCCACGTTTGTAATTTCTCTCCTGTATTGGCGTCGATAGTTTCCGCATAACTCTGCAGGCTTACCAATACGTCCATAGATCCCGCTTGCATTATAGTATAATTTGGATTTTGTAAGGATCTAAAAGATACTCGAAGCCTAAAGATATCTTGGCTTGTATGGTTCCCACTACAATAGCATTCCTGTTATCGTAATACTGACCGACTAAAAGCAAAGCAGCATGTTTAATCGCCATTGGAAATATTGTATCTGGGTCAACGCTTGCTGTGCCAACTGGATTAAATCCCTCGCTTACTTCAATAATATACTTAATCGTATCGTCGGTTATTGAGTCGGGCGCTGTATTGATAAAAATATTTCGTGAGTAATTGCCCATTGGGTCAGGCGCTACTATCCAATCGCTGCCAGCAAATGCCGTTACCGCTTGGCTGCTGTTTACATAGCTCACAGAGTTCACAGCCAACACGCGGCTATTTACGCGCAAGTAATTGCCGCTAGGTATATTGAGGCCGTTAACGGGATTGATTAGCGCAGGCGAGCCCGTAAAGCTATCAAAGCCGTATTTTGCCGTTGCCTTCTTTATAGAGTATCCCAAATAATTGCTGCAGGCGTCAACGGCCATACTGATTAAACCGCTAATATAACTGTCGTCATCGGAAGCCGTAACGCGCAAATGCTGCTTAGCGTCGGCTAAACTCAAGTAGTCTGTGGCTACATTGGCAAAGGCTGTGTATCTTCTACTTTTAAACATTATTCGGCGTCTAATTCGGTCTCTGGATTTGTCGGTTTCTTTTTGGTCTTTGGTGCAGCTACAACTTCAACAGCGCCAGCCTCAAGTAATAACTCGGCTTGCTTTGTTTCAATGTCTACCACTTCGCCCAAGTTGTAACTTAGGTTAAATTGCCCTGTTGGATTGATCAAAAATTTTACTAACATTTGGCCCGTGGGGGGTGCAGTCAAGACCCCCCGCAGCACTCGGACTTTTACGCCCCCGAGCGGGCTAGTTATTAGGCAACGATGTCCTTACAAACCGCGAAGGCTGCAGGGTTCAACAAGTTGCAATCCAAATAAGCGTTAAGCACAACGTTAGTCAAGCCGGCAGTAGCTCCGCTATACGGGTCAACTGTCAACTCCATACCGCCCCAGTTAGCGATAGCCATTTTGCTGAAGTCTCCAAAGATCATTGCAGACAAAGTAGAGCTAGAACCTTTAGACAAGTTGCTAGGAACCAAGGTAGTTGTTTGAACATTGTAACCGTTCAAATCAGTACCACCAGAAGGCCAAATGAAGTTACCTTCAACACCTGAAGATTGGCGGGCAGTAGTTTGCAATTTAGCTTTAACCAATGGGTTAGTCAAGTAAGCAACACCGTTTCCGTTAGCGTTCTCTACTGCTTTCATCAAGTTAACAACATCGGCCCAAACTGGAGCGATTCCGTTAGCGTTGGTAGAGTTAGAAGTTGCGCCACCTGCGAAAGTTACGTTAACGTTAGCGTTACCGATAATACCTACAGGCTCATTAGATCCACCGCCTTTAATAGCAGCAGTTTCCAACGATTGAGCCATTGCATTAAGCAACCAGTTTCTTACGTACCCGTCGATAGAGTTGCTAGATTGCAACATCAACTGGTTAGAAACTTGGATGTAAGCAGCCAAACGCTTAGGGCTAAAAGTGATTTTAGAGAAAGCAGGGCTCTTTTCAGTAGCTGTGCCGTTCTCAGTATTCCAACCGGCAGAAGGCAAAGTTGATGCTGTTGGTAAATCCAAGTTTCCAACAAGGCCGCTCAAACGTTGAACGCCCAAGCCTGCCAATACTGTGCGAGGCAACAAAACGTCAATGATTGAACCTACAGAAGTTTGAACGTTAACGCCACCTTCAGAACCAGAAGTTCCGCCTGTTGCAGTCATGTCACGAGTAAATACTTCAGAAGGGATTTTGATTGAGTGGGCAGAAACGCTAACACCTGAGCGCTGAAATTCAGATCCACCCATTGCAGAAAATTCACCCTCAACGCCTTCACGACGGCCAGTGATAGCCATTTCCATTGCGCGCTTAAAGCTGTAATCTTTAGCCATGTTAGACTTTTCTTTTTCTTCGCTACGGCTTGCGCTGTGGCCTGCTGCTTGAGCTGCAAGGTTTTGCAATTTCTCTAAGGTTTCAACCTCTGCTTTGATCGCGCCCAAACGAGCCTCGATTTCAGACAAACGGTTAGTTTCAGTGTCAGCCATAGAACGTGCTTCACGCTCGATAGTTGACTGCAAGGTGGACAGTTCGCCGAGCAAACGACCACGCTCTTCTTTTAGGGCTTTAATTTTATTCATGATTTTTTGTTTTTTTTAATAGTTTGTATATCTGGCTAATGCTAATTTCAAAATGTCTGCGCTTACTTGGCTTTGTTTTGCCGCTTCAATCTCTAGCTCTTGGTCTCTTATTGCTGCAATGCTGCGAGCGTCTGCTTCTGTATCCTCATACGCTGGATAAGTAACAGGGCTTACGTCGTATAGATCCTCAATCATTGTTATTTTACGCTTGCCCATGCTGCCATACTTTTCGGACTCGCTCCAGTTCTGTGCTTTGATTGTAAATGCAAATGAGCTTTGAGTAATGTCGCCGCGCATAATAGAACGCACGACGCTCATGTGCGTAGGGTTCTCATAATCTGGAACCCAAGTATATTCTAAATTACCGTCGCCATTTACAAACACTCTGCAAGTATCTGCCTTTGTGCGGCCCAAAATTAAATCGGCTTCGTGGTTAAACAAACAACGGATATCGTAATCCTTACTCAAAGCGTTGTCAAACGCCCCGGGCATTATCACCTCTTCAAAATATCCAAGGTCAGTAACTGAATTAATAACGGCAGCGATGCCACCAATTTCTTTTGGCATGCCTTCGCCGTCTGCTCTGGTGTGGACGGTGCCCGTAAATGTGCGCCTTTCTTGTTTCATTTTAATTTATTGTTTGGTTATTTACGCCGTCTGGGTTATTGTTTTTATCTGCGGTCGCCATAAGGTTAGCAATCTTTGCATCCATATACTCGTTGATTTGACTGCTAGGCATTAAGTTGGCCTCAATTAAATATTCGTCGCCACCATCAAAAGCGTTAACATCCTCATAAACCCGCGCCTCGTTTCTAGAAAGCCAGCCGCCGCGGATGCCTTTATTATAATAGTCTGCGCGCTCATTGGCGGAGGCTCTCAATAGTGAGTTAAAATTGAATTTAAAGTAATACGTAAGCTTGTCGTTTTCTGTCAACAGCTTGCGCGCTAGTTCCTGCTCGATGTTTATAGCGTAGCTCATTAAAGTTCGCGCATAAAAATCTTGGTACTCCTGCTCAACGCTTGACTTGATCCCTGCGGTTGCGCCAATCATAGAGGCAGGCACTCCAAAGATTCGCGCGATTTCCTCGCTGCTGAATTTACGGGTCTCCAAGTACTGTGCCTCTTCAGGGCTTAGGCTTAATTTTTCCATCTTGATGCCGTTAGGAAGCACAGCGCTACGGCTTGCCCCGTCGATTACGTCATCCAAAGATTTCTTTAACGGCCCTGCTTGATCTATTTTTATCTGCGCGTCTGACGTTAACAAAAATTTCAATACTCCATTTTTATAAACGCCTGCGCTCTGGCTAATTGCTGCCAAGTCAATGCCTAAAGTTTCGGCGTGCAATACTACAGGGCTTAAACCTACTAGCGGATTATCACCACACATCCCTTTAAAGTGTAGCATTTCCGTTGCTGGTATCATTGGAGGGTATCCTGCAAGTGTAACCTTGTAAAACAAAAGGCCGTCCTGCATAACAGGGGTAACGTACTGCGGCGCGATTGGGTGCAACTCGATGCCAATGTTTCGCACATCGCGATTAATAAAAGCGTAAGCGTTACCAGTTAGCGCCAAGTGGCTAGTCATGTACTTGGTAAAATCGTATTTAGTTTGATAGGGATTCGGCTCGTTAGTTAAAGCTGTGGCGTAGTGGATTATAATTTGATCCCTGTTCTGCCCGTCATCTTTATACAACTTCAAACCAAGCCCCGCGATTCCATCCGCAATAACTCTAACGCAAGCGTGCACGGATGCAATGCTTAACGCCGTTGTATTATTTACAGCCTGCCCGCTTTTAGTTTGGTAGCCAAAAATATTGTTTAAAGTGTTAACGAACCAGTCCGCGGGTTGCGTTAGCATTGACCGCTTTTCTGTTTTCCGTTCCCAAAATCGTAGATTCATCGCCCGCAAATTACAACCTCTTTAATTCCGCCGTGTTAACAAATCTTATTTATTCCGCCCCTGGGCTAGCCACCTGCTGAGTGCCGAGCGAAATACATCGTAGTTTTTATAGCGTGGCACGCCGTACCTTTCCAGATACTCGGCCTCGGTTGCGTTATAGGCATCCTCGTAAGTTCTAAACTTAGGGAGGTTAAAATAATACTTGTTCATAAAATCGTCAACGAATCTCATAAGCTTATAAACCAGAAGTCTGTTTCTTTTTCTTTGGCAGCGTCTTGCATAGCCGTGCCCAATGCCATTACAATACTAACAGGCCCATCGACCTTATCGCCGCTCTTTGCTTTGTTAATCTTGATATTGCCCGCAGGATCATTTGCAAGTAATACATTGCCCATCATCCAACGCGTAACTGGGTTGCCATCGTGTTTAAGCCTGCCGTCTTTTACTAGTCGCTCGAGTTCCTTAGTTGGTGAGCTCATTGAAATAAAGCCCTGACCAAAGGGAAACATTTGCAAGCCCTCGTTTTGTAAATCTATTACAAGCTGACTAGCATTGAAACGATCGTAAGCAATATCTTTAATTTCAAACTCCAATGCCAAATCTAATATTTGCGCTTTGATAAAATTATAATCCGTTACGTTCCCATCCGTTGCAATTATCTGGCCGTCTGCAATCCATTGCCTAATAGAAGCCCCGGCTGCGTCCTTACGGCGATAGGCTGCCTCGCTTGGCAAAAAGTACCAAGTCCTAATCGCCGAGTATTCGGGCCAGTACAAAGTAAACGCGCAAAAGTCTCCAGTGCTTGCCAAATCCAAACCGCCGTAACAAATCCCGTCTAGTTTTTGCAACTCGGCGCACTCCATCCAAGTGCTGTCATTTATCCAAGTCATGGCCGTATCTGTCCACACGTTTAACAACTTAGTTTTAAATTCAACTTCTTTGTGTACAAATTCCTTTGCCTCGGTTAGCGCCTGCTCTAACTGACGCGGATAAACCGAAATGCCCCAATTAGGATTGGCCTTTGCCCAGTTTGCCGAGTCAGTCCAATCGTCGCCTTCGTCGAGCGTGTAGATCACCGAAAACAAAGCATCGTCTACAATGGCCCCAGATAAAACAGACGCGCAGTAATTGCGATGCTTATAGCAAGGCGACTCACGATTAAAGCCCGCCGTCGTAATTGTAAATAACAACGGTTGCCTCCTTGCCCCCATACTATTGCGCAATACGTTATAAAGCTCATCGTTAGGGTGCGCGTGGTATTCGTCAATAACGGCAAAGTGCGTGTTTAGCCCATCCTGTTTACTTGGGTTCCACTCTAGGGGCTTATACACCGATTGCCCGTAAAGGATGCGCCGATTGTTTACACTGTTGTTAACGGTTAACGATTCTGCTAGCCAGTCTACATTTTGGCAAACCCTTACGCTTTCCGCAAATACCATCATTGCCTGATCAAGTTTTGTAGCCGCCGAATAAACTTGCGCTGCACTTTCCCCGTCGGCCATTAAGCCGTAAAGCATAACCGCACTCGAGAAAGTAGATTTCCCATTTTTTCGGGGAACCTCAACATAAGCCCGCGTAAATCTTCGCGATCCGTCAGGATTGAGAAACCCAAACAGATTCCAAACAATAAACGCCTGCCACCCTTCCAACTTAAAAGGCTTGCCGGCATAGTCTCCCGTCGAGTGCTCAAGCTGTTCGATAAAGTCGATAGCGTGCTGCGCGTAGTTTTCACTAAACCCCCAACCGTTTGCGCGATCCGACAGATAACGGTTAACAGCATTGCGCACGTGTTCGCACACAATTACGCGCCCACTCACTACGCCCTCAATATACTGCTCAGCTATTGGCAAAGAAAAAATCTAAAGCGATCTGCGCAAGGTATTGGTTTCTGTAAAGGTGCGGCGTTTCGTTCCAAAGCCCATCCTTTCCACATGGCTTAAAGCCGCTGCCTTGATCACGGCAAAGGATAAAATGGAATCCGCTTGGCTCGATTCTAAAACTTACGCCCTCGGTCAATTCCACTGGCTCGGTTGTTTCTGTTTTCTTTTTCATGCTATTTTTGATTTTTGTAATAGTTCCAATTTACTTACTGGAGCGCTCTTGCCTGTTTCAATCTTACCGCGTGCGCTTGGCGTTACTCCAAAGAGTTGCCCCATTTGTGTAGCTTGCTTAAGTGCTCGGCTTCTAACATCGTACCAGGGTGAAATAACTTTATCACCAAAACGATTTAACACAACTTCGCCCTCGGCCTCCGTCATTCCGCACGCTTTCTTATAAAGCCCCAACTCATTGCAGTACCCGGCAACTAATCCAAGATCAACGCCTGTTAACAAATGATTGTTTTTCAATTCCTTGCAAGTGATATCCCAGTACTCAAAGCCCAAAGCGTTTAAGTGCGCAGGCGGTTGCGGTACCCCTTCGCTTAGTTCGACTATCATAGGCGCGGCTAATTCCCTGCTCGGGCTTAGCGTTCCCTTCATGACCTTAATTTCGGTAGGTATTCGTGGCCTTCCTTTCATATTTACAAATATAGTCTAAAATTTAGTACATTTATTTTTGCACGGGTGTGAAAGAAAA